GTGGTGACATTGCTGTCAACCGGTGAAATTCTGGCAATTCGGCGGAATTATTTAGAGGATGACCCGTTTAAACAGAAGCGAATGCACTTTGTGCATTACATCTACATCCCCGGCTATGGCTTTTATGGCTTCGGATTGATCCATTTGGTGGGCGGATTCGCTGAATCAGCCACCTCCATCCTCCGACAACTGGTTGACGCAGGCACATTGTCCAATTTACCGGGCGGATTCAAGAGCAAAGACCTCCGGGTCAAGGGTGATGACACCCCGATTGCCCCAGGCGAATGGCGGGATGTGGATGTGACAGGCATGAGCCTGAAGGAATCCATCATTCCATTGCCCTACAAGGAGCCTTCTGGGACGCTCTACCAGCTTCTCAACACCATTGTGGAGGAAGGGCGTAAGTTTGCCTCCATTGCCGACCTGAAAATCGCTGATATGTCCGGGCAAACCCCGGTCGGCACGACATTAGCCATTCTGGAGAGGACATTAAAGGTCCAATCGGCGGTTCATGCCCGTGTTCATGTGGCAATGCGGCATGAATTCAAGCTTTTAGCCCAGATCATCCGGGATTACACCAAGCCCATCTACAACTATGAGGTTCACGGGGACCGATTAGCCAAGATGGAGGACTATGACCTGGTCGATGTGATTCCGGTCTCCGATCCCAACGCCACAACGATGGCCCAGCGGGTGGTTCAGTACCAAGCGGCCCTTCAATTGGCCCAGGGCGCACCCGATATTTACGATATTCCGCTCCTTCACCGCCAGATGCTGGAAGTTTTGGGCATCAAGAACGTGGACAAGATCATTCCGCTGGAGGATGACTTCAGGCCCGAAGATCCGGTGAGCGAAAACATGAATATTTTGAAGAGCAAGCCCGTAAAAGCTTTCCTCTATCAAGATCACCAAGCCCATATCAAAACCCACATGAACCTTGTCCAAGATCCCTTGATCCAGAAGATGGTGGGCCAGAGTCCCAACGCACAGGCGTTGCAAGCCGCCATGCAGGCGCACATTGCCGAACACATGGCATTCCAATACCGGGTCGAAATCGAAAAGATGCTGGGCGTTTCCCTCCCACCGGAGGACGACCAGCTACCAGAGGATGTGGAAGTCGAGCTATCCAGGCTGATTGCTCAGGCTTCTGACAAGCTTCTGCAAAAAGACCAGGGGTTGGCACAGCAAGAGCAGGCCAAACAGCAGGCTCAAGATCCCATCGTTCAGATGCAACAAGCGGAACTCCAACTCAAACAGGCGGAATTCCAGCATAAGAAGTCTATTGAAGAGCAGGAACTGGCGCTTAAAACTCAGATTGAGTTGGCTAAAAACCAACGTGAGAACAAGCGCATCGATTCGCAGGCGGAAATCGCAGGCGCAACCCTTGCACTCAAGGCCGCTGACAAGGAGAAAGATTTAAATCTCCGAAAACAGGAATTTGAGGGCAAGCAAATGACAGAAGGGGTCCGACTTGGAATTCAAGGAATGGCTAATCAAAGAAATAAAGAGTGAACAACGATCCCTCATTGACTCCGTTGCGTTTCAACCGTCTGAAGATTTTCCGGGTTACCGGGAAAGGGTGGGAGAAATCAGGGGGCTTCAACGAGTGATTCGCATATTGGAGGATTTACCTGATGACTGAAGACAATCTACCCATTCCAAAAGGGTATAAGTTGTTGATTGCATTACCAAAACTGGATGACAAGTTTGAAAATTCCAGCATTGTTCGACCTGATCATGTTCTTAAAAAGGAAGAAACCGGAACCGTTGTTGGGCTTGTCCTGAAAATGGGTTCGCTTGCTTTTAAGGATCAAGAGAAGTTTCCTGACGGACCTTGGTGTGAAGAAGGTGATTTTATTTTGATGAGGGCGTATTCAGGAACCCGATTCAAGATTTGCACCAAAGAGGCGGAACAGGAATTTCGTTTGATTAACGACGATATGGTTGAGGCCGTAGTTAGTGATCCCCGAGTAATTACACGGGCATAAGGAGTCCATCATGGCAGACGAAGAAAAGTACGAAATCGAGATCGAGGACGAAACCGTCCAAGATGTGAAAGAGCAAAAGTCCCCGGATGACGACATTGAGGTTTATGACGACACACCGGAAGATGACAGAAACCGGGAAGCGACCGGAGAATTTGATATTGGAGAGGACGAAATATCCACCTACGGGCAGAACGTCCAGAAGCGGATCAGACAACTTTCCAAGAAAATGCATGATTTCCGCCGAGAGAAAGAGCAATATTTGCGGGAAAAAGAAGAGGCGATGAAGTATGCCCAAGCTGTTGTTGAACAAAATCGCCTGTACCAGGAACAGCTCCAAAGGGGTGAAAACATACTCCTTGAGAGTCATAAGGACCGGATTAACGCCCGTATTGCTGAAGCGGAACGTGATTACAAGGAAGCGCATGAGAGCGGGGATACCGACAAAATGCTGGCGGCACAGAAGAAGCTCGCTCAGTACACGGTGGAACAGCGTGATGTAACCAATTACCAGCCCCGCTACAGCCCTGAACAACTCCAACAATTCAGGGCTTTACAGCAACAACAAAATCGTGTACAACAGCAACAAGAAATCGTACCGGACGAGCGTACAAAACAATGGGTTTCTAAAAACCAATGGTTTGAAACCAATTTAGTTTTACGCAATGCCGCACTTGGTGTTCACCAAGAACTAATGAATGATGGGTACACCCCTGGTTCACGGGAGTATTTCGAGCAAGTCGATGCTCGCATGAGAGAAGCTTTCCCGAATAGGCCAGAATTCAGGTCCAAAACACCTGCAAATGTCGTTGCTCCAGCGTCGAGATCAACAGGTTCGACGAGAGTTAGATTAAGTAGAACGGCGGTGGAAACTGCAAAACGACTTAATGTGCCTCTCAAAGAATATGCCGAACAAATGATGAAACTTAACCAGGAGCAAAGAAATGTCTAATCGCACACCTCGTGAACTCGAAACACGCCAAAACTCAGGTAAAAGGTGGACACCTCCAAGTCTTTTACCAACACCGATTGATGATCCAGATCATAAGTATCGCTGGGTTCGTACTTCGTTTATGAACCAGCCTGATGACCGAAATCTCTCATCAAAACGGACCCAGGGATGGGAAGCAGTCCGACTGGAAGATCATCCCGAATTGCAGACTTACGGAAAAAATTCCGGCAATGTAGAAATTGGTGGGTTAATGCTTCACAAAACGCCAAATGAACTTGTAGATCAGCGTAATGCTTACTACAAAAAGTTCACCGCAGATCAGGCGGCGGCTGTGGATGCAACCCTAATGAAAGAAAACGACCCTCGGATGCCTATGTTTAGTGAGCGGAAATCGACCACAAGCAGAGGAACAAGAGGTTAACCCTTTGAAGGAGTAAGACATGGCTTCAGTTGCCTCCCCTTATGGCCTTAACCCAATCAACCTGATTGGTGGACAGGCCTTTAATGGTGGCGTTATTCGGGAGTACAAAGTTGCTTCCAATAATACTGCCGCTATCTTCAATGGCGATTTGGTGGTTCTCAGTAGTGCGGGTCTCCCCTCTGCTGTGAGCGTCACACCTACCGCTATTAAGATTCCCTCAACATCCGCAGATGCGACTGCTGGTATTGTTGGCGTTTGTGTTGGCGCTCGTTACGTCGATGCAACGGGCGTTGTTCAATATGCGAACTACCTCCCTGCCAACAGCATTACCGCTGGCTACACCGATGTTTGGGTCCGTGTGATGGACGATCCCGATGCGCTCTTCCAGGTTCAAGGAACAGCCGCTCTCGGCACGTTCAACAGCGGCACAGACGGCTCGGGATGGCCCGGTGCAGTCGGCAAAAATGCCGCTCTTGGTTTTGGAACCGCTGGTAACACAAAGACTGGAAAGTCAGGTGTCAACCTTGTGGTTGGAGCAAACGGCTCATCTCTGGCGGCGACTTCAACTTTGGCGGTTCGCATTGTTGATGTGGTTGACGGGACTCAGACGGATGATTACCCCGAGTTTATTGTTAAGCTCAACGTGGGTGTTCATTCCTATACCAACTCACTCGGCGTGTAAGGAGTTAAAAAATGGCTATTTCACGTTCCCAACAGCTAAAAGAACTCCTCCCAGGTTTAAACGCCTTGTTTGGTTTGGAGTACAAGAAGTACGAAGACCAGCATAAGGAGATTTTCGAAACTGAAAACTCCGAGCGTTCCTTCGAGGAAGAGACCAAGCTTTCTGGCTTTGGCTCGGCTCCCGTTAAGTCGGAAGGCGCTGCCATTGCTTATGACAATGCTCAAGAAGCTTGGACCGCTCGTTACAACCACGAGACCATTGCACTTGGTTTTGCGATTACTGAAGAAGCCCTGGAGGACAACCTCTATGACTCTCTCTCGGCTCGCTATACCAAAGCCTTGGCCCGTTCAATGGCGAACACCAAACAGGTTAAGGCCGCTAACATCCTGAACAACGGGTTTGATAGTGCCTACACCGGCGGTGACGGCGTTGAACTGTTCTCTACCGCTCACCCCTTGGTGTCCGGTGGCACGAACTCTAACGAGCCAACCACCCCTGCTGACCTGAATGAGACCTCCCTTGAGGCCGCTATCATTCAGATCGCCGCTTGGACGGATGAGCGAGGACTCTTGATTGCGGCTAAACCCCGCAAGCTCATTATTCCTCCCGCTTTGATGTTCGTTGCAACCCGCTTGCTTGAGACGGAACTCCGTACAGCAACGGCTGACAACGACACCAATGCGATTCGTGCAATGGGTGCTATTCCCGAGGCCTATGCTGTCAACAACTACCTGACAGACACCGATGCATGGTTCATCCGCACCGATGTTCCTAACGGCCTTAAGCACTTTGTTCGCACGGCGCTCAATACGTCGATGGACGGTGACTTTGATACCGGCAACGTCCGTTACAAAGCCCGTGAGCGTTACAGCTTTGGCTGGTCAGATCCTCTGGGCATGTTCGGGTCTCCCGGCGCAGCCTAAAGGCAAAGAAAAAGGGGAAGGCAACTTCCCCTTTTTTTATTAAGCGTTTAAACTATCAATACTAGGATTTTGGCCCGTGCAGACTGACCTAGCAGACATAGTAGTGACGGCACGGGGATGTGCTACTACACGAAAGGATTGACATGGCTACGACCACCTTTACCGGCCCAGTAGTTTCAAACAATGGTTTTGTTGGAAACATTACTGGCGCTGTTGCTACCACAGAATTAACAGCCGCTACAACGCTGACTGCCGCTCAAAGCGGAACCGTTTTCTTCTTAAACGCCGCAACTGAGTTTGCAACGACCCTCCCAACTCCTGCCGCTGGTTTGTCCTACACATTCATTGTGAAGGCCGCTCCCTCGGGTGCAAGCTATACCATCGTAACCGCTTCAAGCGCAAACATCATTAAAGGTGTTCAAGTAACCGCTGAAGATGCTGGTGGTTCTGGCGATTCGGGTACGGCTGATGACACCATCACCTTTGTGGATGGTCAGGCTGTTGCGGGTGACACGGTGACTTGTATCAGCGATGGTACTTCTTGGTTTGCTTACGCTACGACGAAACTTGTTGCTGGACTTACATTCACACAAGCTTCTTAATTAGGAGGCTGTTATGGCAACGATGCAGTATGATGTTTGGTCGGTTAAGATCGGCTCAGACGCAGATTTTTATGTAGCGGAAGACACCTACGCAGGGACGCTTCCTCTGTCTCTGCCTATCTCCAATACCACTCCAGGACGCAACGGATACGGCTATAAAGTATCCATTACCTCTGTAAATGATGAGACTGGGGTAGGGTTTACCATTACAGGCACAAAGGTTGGCGACATTGGCGGCAATACTGTCACCGAAACGGTTGCTGGTTTAAACAACGACACAGCCTATTCAACGACCTATTTTTCGTCGGTGCAATCCATTTCCATTAATGCCAACACCACCGCCAATGTGACTATCGGCTATGGCGGCGATCTGGCATTGCCCCGCACACGGGTCAAGGGCTTGTACTACATTGCAAGCGCCAATGCTGGATCAATTGCCATTACACCGAATAGCTCCACCATCCCGGTGCTTGACATTGCAACCCCTGCCAACAACGTGGTGGTCAATAGCCTTTATATGGCGGCTGAAGGCGTGTTAACAGCCAACGGCTCCAGCAAGGACTATGCGGTTGTCACCAACACGAATGTGACATCCGTCACACTTATCTGTGGCTAATCATGGCTACGAAGCCCATTTCCAAAAAGACGATGGCCTGCAACAAGCCGAGGGCCACGCCAAACCATCCCAAGAAGTCTCACGTTGTGAAGGCTTGCGAGGGCGGTAAGGAAAAGATCATTCGTTTTGGTCAGCAGGGCAAGAAGGTTGGGACCGTGAGCGGAACAGCCGGAAAGCCCAAGGCGGGTGAATCCGAAAGGATGAAGGCAAAGAGGCGAAGCTTTAAGGCCCGACATGGCAAGAACATAGCCAAAGGCAAGATGTCTGCGGCTTACTGGGCGGATAAGGTGAAGTGGTAAATGGAGATGATGCTATGGAATGTCGTCCTGAGTGCAGGGGTTGCTGTCATGGCGTTCATGCTTAAAGGCAAGTTCGACGAACTGCAACGGTTGAGCATCTTGCTGAACCGGACCAGGGAGGAAGTTGCCCGAGATCACATCACCCGAGCCGAAGTCAAAGCTGATCTCAAAACCATCCAAGAGCATTTTGATCGTGGGTTTAAACGGCTAGAGGACAAGATTGATTCTCTGGTCCTGGAAAGGAAATAACAATGGTTATCGGCAGACAAGATCAAAGAACCCAAATGTTTGGAGACCGCATTGAGGCTAATCGACCCCTTACCGATCTTACTAATCGTGCTGGCATGTCTGGCTCTCTTTTAGGAACCCTCGCCCGTGCGGCAGAGATGGGTCAGGAAGAGAAGAAGATGAAGAAGGGCGGCAAGGTTGAGAAGGTCATGCGGGAGTTTAAGAAGGGTAAGCTTCACTCAGGCAGTAAAAAAGGCCCAGTTGTAAAGAGTTATCAACAGGCAATTGCCATAGCCCTTTCGGAAGCAGACAAATCCAAAAAGAAGAAAATGCAAAAAGGTGGACGCATCAACGGTTGCAAAATCATCTAGGGGATTGAATGTATCTGACAAGCAACATTCCATATTTCAAATGTTGGGTTAGAAAAGAGTTTACAAATGGACACCAGAATTATCACGGAGAGTACATACACGGCCTTGCTATTGCCGTTACAACGATCCCAGATCGGTGTCTTGGATTCCAGGTGGTCTTCACAGGGTGTGAGGCTGATGATGGCAGTCAGGAAAATGTTCATGGTGGGGCCATGTGGGCAAGAATGCCCATTACTGCTTTGGTGGGTGACATCCCGCTGGAGCAATGGCCTAACCGTATGCCAACGCATTTGGCACAGCCTTGGGACTGCAATTCGTACAACCATACTGTTGTTAAATTACAACGGTGTATGCCGTCACCGTGGAAGTGCAAAATCGGCGGAGAGTTTTACACCGGGCGGTATCTTTTCACGGTGGATTATGCGGAGAGCGATGTCTCAGAAGACCCCTCTCAGCATAAGCAAAGCCATGTCTTGATGCTGACCGATGCAGGCGAGTGGACTGGAAATATTGTGGCACTACCGAATAACCGGGTACGAGTCACCAGCCCAGCTTACTGGGTGACCGGTGAGGGCGCTCCCGACTTTAGGCCCAGTCAATGGATTCATTGTGCGGAACAGGACGATTCCTACATGGACCCAGAGGTCACCTTTAACAACCTGTACAAGGAGTAATTGAAATGATGAAGGCAAAAATGATGTCAGGCGGCGGCAAGATGAAGAAGGCTTATCAAGCTGGCGGCATGACAAAAGAAGGCGAAATGATGGGCCGTATGGGCCGTGGTATGGCTAAAGCCATGATGCAAAAAGATGAAGAAAAGATGCCGATGCAAAAAGGTGGCATGACCAAAAAAATGATGGCTGGCGGTGGCATGACTAAGAAGATGCAAGCCGGTGGCGGCGTGACTCGTGGTGATGGCCTTTCTAAGGTCAAGACTAAAGGAAAGATGGTCTGATGATGCCAAGCCGAGGGATGGGCGCTGTGCGCTCATCCAAGATCCCCAAAATGAAGAACGGTGGCTCGACATCCCGAGTCAACGAGGCTGGTAATTACACTAAGCCGGGGATGCGTAAGCGTTTGTTTGAACAGATTAAGGCTGGAGGTAAGGGCGGCGCTCCTGGGCAATGGTCAGCCAGGAAGGCCCAGATGTTGGCCCAGCAGTACAAAAAAGCCGGTGGCGGCTATAAGGATTAATCATGGCAACGGTTGAGGAGCTTTATCAGCAAATACTTGGACGACAAGCAGATCCAGGAGGCCTTGCATACTATCAAAACTTGTTTGGTCCTACGATTGAACCTGAAGAGGTGCAAACCTTTTTAGGTGGTGCTGTTGCTAGCGGAGAGGTTCAAGATGTGGGAAATCTTCAACCAGCCGCAACATCTTTTATTTCTAGTCTTCAGTCTCCAGTACAAAACATTAATTTACCCGCCCCAACACCTGGACCAGATCTAGGCCCAGCAACGGTTAATTTGCCAACCACACAACCAGTTGTACAAACACCTACCACACCGTCTACACCTATTTATCAGCCTCCTTATACTCCATCGACATCAACACCCACTACAGAACGAGGGATTGTTGGTTATGACGAGAGTGGCTCGCCTATTTATGGTGATGTTCCTGCAAAAGAAGCTGGCAAGCGTTTTGATGATGCGATTAAAGACCTTTACTGGGAAGTGTTAGGTCGTGAGCCTGACGCAGCAGGGCTAGAGGCTTATAAAAAAGCTTTTGGGTCAAAAATAAGCCCACAAGAGGAGCAAATTTTTTATAGAAATGCTTTTCCTGAACTTCAACAAAGAAACGACCCTCTTTACAATTTATATGCTCAAAACCTACAAAGAGCGCCAACCTTAGATGAGTACCGCAGTACAAGGAGAGAATTTGGCGGCGATGTTTCAGCACAAGAAGAGCAACAATTTTTTGAACAAGAAGTGCTTCCAGGGTTGCGGCAAAGCCAAGATCCAATTCTTCAGCTTTATCAACAAGAATTAGGGCGAACCCCAGATGTTGGTGGTTACCGTTATTACCAAGAGCAATTTGGACAGCCTACAGTTTTAACAGAGCAAATGCGCCAACAGTTTTTGGCTGGTGGCGGCGCTGGCGGAAGCGGAGAAATCCCTTCACGCATGGGAGAAGCTTTTAGAGCATTGATGGGTAGAGAACCAACGGCGGCAGAGACACAAGAGCTTTCTAAAAATGTCGGCACATTGGACCAAAATTTACTTGGTGAGTACCTAGCCACTCGCAATAGAGCGTCTACACCAAGGTACACGGCAAGTCCTGTTGCTGGTTACATTGCACAGAATCTTCCATCCAACATCAATCCATTTACAGTACAAAATAACTATGTGCCTTTAACAAGGCCTAATGTATCAGCGTCGATGAATCTGGCTGGGCAACAGTATTACCAGACACCCACATCATCGGGCGTTAATTACATAGGAGCGCCCACTAACATTGCGCCCATCACTCAAGGTTTTCAGCCTGTTGGTCAGCCTTCTGTCCCATCCTTTTACCAACAACAGTCATTTAGCCCAATGGGTGGGAAGGGTAGTTATCAGCCCCCGCCACAATCGCAACAACAAATATCGTTCCAACCAATGGGCGGTAAAGGCGCACCCAGAGCAATTACAGGAAAAGGTTAATGAAAGCGCCCCAAAAGAGCCTTAAGGACTGGACGAAACAAAAATGGAGGACTAAGAGTGGAAAACCATCTACCCAAGGTCCGAGAGCTACTGGTGAGCGTTATTTACCAGAATCAGCCATTAAGTCCCTTTCTTCATCCGAATATGCGGCTACTTCAAGGGCAAAACGGGCTGGTAAAGCTAAGGGTAAGCAGTTCGTTGCCCAGCCTAAGAGAATTGCAAAGAAAACAGCGAGATTTCGATAAATGACTACCACCGCAACCGCTACATTCACCCCGGATCTCAACGAGATCATTGAAGAGGCTTTTGAGCGTTGTGGCTCTGAGGCCAGGACCGGTTATCACTTCCGAACCGCTCGGCGGTCTCTGAACCTATTAACCATTGAATGGGCAAACCGTGGCGTAAACCTCTGGACAATTGAAGAGGGAACGATCCCGATGGTGACCGGACAGGCCACCTACGACCTTCCGGTGGATACCATTGACCTGTTGGAGCATGTCATCCGCACAGGCACAGGACAGAACCAACAAGATGTCAGCATTACCCGTATTAGTGTTTCTACCTATGCGACCATCCCCGACAAGAATGCCACGGGCCAACCGATTCAGGTTTGGATTGACCGACAGTCAGGGGCGACAACTCCGACCGGGGTGAATGCACCGCAGATCAATGTCTGGCCCACACCGAATGCGCCTGGGAGCCAATACACCTTTGTGTACTGGCGCTTGAAGCGGATTGATGATGCGGGTAATGGTATTAACACCCAGGCCATTCCCTTCCGGTTTTACAACTGTCTGGTTGCTGGGCTGGCCTATTATTTATCTGCCAAGATCCCTGGGGCTGAGGCTCGAGTTGCGGCATTGAAACAGGATTATGAAGAGCAATGGAAGTTTGCGACTGAAGAGGACCGAGAAAAGGCGGCGATTAGGATCGTTCCCCAACAACAGTTTATTGGGTAGCCATGAGTAATCGATTTTCATCAGGCAAACACTCGATTGCCATCTGTGACAGATGTGGCTTTCAGTACAAGCTAAAGGAGCTAAAAAAGCTTGTAATTAAAACCAAGCAAGTTAACATTCTTGTATGCCCAGAATGCTGGGAACCGGATCAACCGCAATTGCAGTTAGGGATGTATCCAATCGATGATCCGCAGGCCGTAAGAAACCCAAGAACCGATACCTCCTATGTGGTATCTGGCAACAACCAATTAGGCAGTCGAGATATTCAATGGGGTTGGAACCCTGTCGGGATGGGCGATGACAATGGGTTAACGCCCAATAATCTTAAGGCAACAGGCAGTATAGGAACTGTAACAATATCAATAAGTTAGGAACATTATGGACACGGATAAATTCAATTTTATGCCAGCAACCGATTCAAAGCCGATTGGCAAGTACAGCCAGCCCAAGGTTTACCCGGTCACGCCATCTGCTGGCTATCCCAACGAGGTTCCCAAGACCCAGACCATGAAGACCCGTGGAACCGGTGCGGCAACCAAAGGTTTGAACCATAGCGCAAAGATGGGCTAAATGAACTACGCAACGCTTTTCGAGACGATTAAGGGTTACGTCGAGAACGACTTCCCGGCAACGTCTTTCACGGATAGTGCTGGGAACGGTACGGCAACTCTGACAAGTACGGAGCAGATCAACACGTTCATCGAAGAGGCCGAGAAAAGGATTTACAACTCGGTCCAGATCCTTGCGCTACGCAAGAACGTCACCGGTAACGTCACGACAGACAACCCGTACTTAACGGTTCCTTCCGATTGGTTGGCTAATTTCTCCCTGGCGGTCATTGATCCAACAAGCGGCGAGTACACCTATTTGTTGAACAAGGATGTCAACTACATTCGTCAGGCGTTTCCCAGCCCAACCGCTACTGGAAAGCCAAGTCACTACGCTATGTTTGACGACGATTCCTATATTCTGGGGCCAACTCCGGATCAGGATTATGACGTTGAATTGCACTATTTTTATTATCCGCCTTCGATTGTGACCGCCGGTACATCGTGGCTTGGAGATAACTTTGACCCGCCCCTTCTATATGGCGCTTTATTAGAGGCCTACACCTTTATGAAGGGCGAACCAGATGTTATCGCTGGGTACGAGAAACGCTACAATGAAGCTATGGCAATGCTTAAGACCCTGAGCGAAGGTAAGAACCGCCAGGATATGTATCGAACTGAACAGGCGAGGTATCGAGTCGGATGATAGGAAATGAGGTTTCGGTTTTATTGGGCGGTGGCGTAACCGTTATGACAACTTCCGGGCGAGGTTTTACTCCCGAGGAAATTGCAGAACGAGCATTGGACAAAATCATTTACGTTGGCAGTCAAACCCACCCGGTCATCCGGGATCAAGCCGAAGCCTTTCGGGAAAGCATCAGGAAGGTTCTGGTCCAGTACATGCACGAAGCGGTTCGCTCCAACCATGTGACTTTGGCAAACAAGTTCAAAAAAGCCGGACATCCTGAGTTTATAAAACTTTTGGACGAATAGGAGTTAAAAATGGCAATTACACAAGCAATGTGTACCTCTTTCAAAGCCGAGCTTATGCTTGGTGTGCATGATTTCCGCCCCACCGGCGATACTGGCGCAGACACGTTTAAACTCGCTTTGTATCTCGATTCAGCGACTATCGATGCAAATACAACCGCTTACACCGCATCGGATGAGTCTTCAGGTACGAACTACTCAGCCGGTGGCTCCAGTTTAAACAACCTGGGTGTGGTGGCTACTAACACGAATGCCGAGGCAGGAACGGGCTTTGTGGACTTCTCGGATCTGACCTTCTCGAATGTGACGGTCAATGCCGCTGGCGCTCTGATTTACAACTCCACCCCATCTGCCAACAGCAACGCCAACACGGCTCTGACCAATCCGGCGGTTTGTGTGCTTAGTTTTGGAGGCACAAAAACTTCTACGGACGGGGATTTCACAATCATTTTCCCTACCGCAAGTAACTCGGCGGCGATCATCCGAATTGCGTAAGTTGTGGCTTCGTCAAACGACTACTTAGGTTGGGGTTCTGGCCCTTGGTCCCGTGGGGCTTGGGGTCTGGATCTTATCGAAGTTTTAGTTGACGGAAACGAAGCAACAGGAAGT